CGGGTGCTATTTGTTCACCCTCTGTTTCTGGATTGAATGTAACCGTACAACTTACTTGATTGTCTGCCCAATGTCTTTGCATAAAAGCAGCTAAACTGAATTGTTCCCATATCGATAGGTCAGCCGCTGTTCTTATTCCCTCTCCAACATCTACTGGTACTTCAACAACCATTGTTGTGTCTTCTGAACCAAAAGCAGGTTCAATTGTATATCCTGCTTTTTTCATAGGTTCTAATAATTCTGAATGTTTTGAAACCCTAATTCTTCTAATATAGAATCTACTTTCGGGATAATGTAAACCTGGAGTGCTACCAGCCAATAATGAAACTGTACCACTTGGTTTAACTGAAGTAGTTTTGATTGAGTTCGGTACAGCGAACCAATCAGAGTACACATCATCCCATTCTTGTATGACATCATATCCATCATTTAACCACTCCTTTAGTTCTCCTAATCCTCTGTGAGTGATGAACTGAGCGATACCACTTACTGAACATCCTATTCTTCTGTTTCTTAACATAACTCTGTTGGTTTCTGACCAATGTGTTCTACCCAAAGTAACTGTTTTAGCATATAGATAAGCATACTTTAGTGTTCTCGCATAGTCCTCAAAATCATCATGATTATCAGGAAATGTTTCTACTAAACAACATAACTCATATGACTCCAATGTTTGTTCTAAACATGGATTACCACCCATAGCTCTATGGTCTTTATCATCACCACCATTCTTCATACGAGAGTAGGTTCTCATATTTTCTAACCAAGCAAAACCTGGTTCTCCGTTATCTACTATTCGTTTGGCAGCTTCAGTATAATCCATACCCAATTCTGCAAATATACTATTATTACTTGTCCATCCATATTGGTCTCTGTGTGGGTTTACTTCATAGTTTTTTAAATCTAAATATTCTTCTGAATCAGGATCTCCAAATACAATCTCAGCTGTTCTTCTTACATTACCAGCTACTACACATTTTCCTATAAGGTTCATAATATCAACAATTGTAGTGATTGTGATTGGTTCTCCACTATTCTTTTCTAATACCTTTCTAATATCTTCATGTACTTCTTCCAATGGTTCATAACCACTAGCAACACCACCGAATCCACTTATCGGTTCACCAGCTGCTCTTATCTTTGAGTAGTCAAACTTCATCGGAGCGGTTCCATGAAAGTAACTTTCTAACAATAACTTTAGAGACTCAACCCAACCCTCACGAGTATCTGGTACTTCGAATAGTTGTTCATCTCTTTTCTTCTGTATACCTTTAACGATTATCTCACCTGCACCTTTTGTATCGAAACCAACACCAACACCCAACATACTTGCATCCATAAGGAAACAGAAAGGTTTAGCATAATCTTCTTTTAGAGTTTTTGTTGATACGAAAGCGCAATTGTTGAGAGCTGCATATAACCCTTTGTCTTCTGTGATAGGAGTTCCCATAGCCCAAAGTCCTCTGCCTGGTGGTAGGAACTTCATAGTAAAAATTCTTTCATACATATCTTGAGCTGACTTCTGAGCCTGCCATGCATTCCAACCTAACTCGTGAGACTCAATCCATCTCTTCTGCATTGTGTAAGTTCCCTCTACAACCCTTTGTACAGTTTCCCACCATCTTTCGTTTTTACCATCTTCTTTTATTCTTGAGTAGGTTCTCATATAAACCAACTCACCTAATCCGTTAAAACCAAAAGGAGCTTTTTTCCTTTTGTACTTATTAATAAAATTCTCTGACAACTTGAACTTTTCCATCGTAACTCCTATTTATTTTTTTCTGTACACAATATTAAATATAATATATACTCATTCTTATTACTCAAATCCACCCATATCTTTATATTTTTTTGATAAAGTTTGTCGTAGATATTCTTCTGAATTATCCATCTTACCTTGAGCTTCTTTACCACCCTGCGTTGAAGCCTCATACACTTCTATAAGGCCTGTGTTTGTATTGATGTTTGCTGGGAAAGTAATTCCATCAATACCAAATCTATTTTTAATCACGTGAAATCTACCTGTGTTAGCTATCTTATCTTCCACCTTACGACTTACCGACATAACGAAGTCAGCCGTCATCACCTTACTATAATCTTCAGCAACCTTAGTAGCATCTATCACATCCTCTTCCAACGAACTACGATTAGCCTGAGAAGCTGTCCATATAGGAATATCAAACTCACCAGCTATACCACGAAGATTTTCGTAAGTCTCACCTGTAGCATGTCTCTTCTCTTTATAGAATGTAGTTGGTTTTAGAATGTCAGCATAATCAACTATGACAGCATCAGGTTTTATTTCCTGTATCTCCATCTGTTTGAGATGGGAAGCTAATGTGTTTACTGTAGCAGAACGAGTTGGATAGTATTTGATAATCAACTTACCTTTTAATCCATCAATCACTTTCTGAACATCATCTTGGTAGAACTTTATATTAGCGGTTGGTGTTCCACTAAACACTGTATCATATCTAAGTCCAACATAAGACTCATTCAACTCCAAAGTGTAATGAACCACAGTCTTACCCTGCCTTACTAAGTGAGACGCAAGAGATTGTAGACACCAAGTCTTACCGATACCAGCAGGCGCAACTAACACACCTAACTCACCACCAGCTAATCCACCATCCATAACACCATTGACAGAATCCCAAGGTGTTGGTAATGTTGCTCTTACTGATTCTGTAAGTCTATCATTTAGAGATATAATATAGTCATGTCCTAAATCTCTTTCACTACCGGCTTTCATAGCACCATCGATTAGAACCTTTATCTCATCATACTTTTTCTGTTCCAACAAATCTACCGATTCCATAATGGAGTTTTTAATAACCTGATTCTTACAGAAGTCTAACGTTTCTCCTTTTACAAACTCCAAATCAGTAGCTTCTATATTTCTCCAAGCATCCTTTAGATTTTCTATAACGGATACTTTTAGAATCTCATCTTCCATTTGTGTTATTTTTATTTTCAATACTTCCAATGTAGGAGCTTTTCTATACTCCATAAAGTATTTACTTATCTCTTTTGATAACCATTTGTTTGCGTCCGAGTCGAAGTATGCTGATTCTAATATGTCACTTATAGTTTGTATAAACTTATTGTCCGACAATAAAGATGAGATTATCTTTGATTGGAATGTCGGGCCAAACTGATTAAAATTCTCACTCGCCATATAATTCTTTTCTTTGCTTTTCCTTTAGTTCCATTTGTTTTTTCCTACGATAACGTTCTCTAGCTTTTGCTTGTAGAGCCGCTCTGTTCCTATGGTAGTATTCCATAGACCACTTACGTTGTGCTTCCTTTCTTTCTGTTTCTGTATTGTATTTACGTCTTCTTCCCATGAGTTTTCTCAGCCATTTGATTTAGTTTGGCAAAACATTGAACTAACCAACTATCCATATTCGGTAGGGTAGCGAACAATCTGTCCTCTATGAATCTTTTCTGAAATTGTATCTTATTCAATCTGTTGATTGGTTCTCTGACTTTATCTAAGATTTTAGTTTTAGCAGAAGCGCTGATGTCTACTTCATCTAACTGCATCAACATATAGTTTCTTTTCAATAACTCCTCACTCTCTTTGAGCTTTTCATCTTCTTCAATAATGTCGTCTATATTAAGTATCTTATCTTCTAACAAAAATGGTAATTTTTTTTGAATAGTTTTCAATCCCCATCCACGAACTCCATCTATGTTATCAGACTTATCTCCATCGATTGACCTGTAGACAGCGAAGTTATGAGATGGAATACCATAGTCCTCTAATACCTTTGGAGGATCGTACATCTTCTTTTTCGTTGGTGACCAAACCGATACTCTGTGATTTACCAACTGAAGAAAGTCTTTGTCCGTAGACATCAAAACTATGTTGGATGTTTTCATCACCTGCTTTGTGAGGTAAGCCATCGTATCATCAGCTTCTATGTTCTCTATCGTTATTGTTGTTATTGGAAGATAATCCAAATAATCGATGACTCTCGTCAGCTGCATGACCATAGATTGATGTTCATCTTCCTTTGTGTTGAAGTCGTAGGAACGATTGAGTCTTTCCGACATATTCCTACCAGCTTTGTAATCTGGAAATAGTTTCTTACGGCGGTTAGACCCACCCTTACCATCAAATACAATAATGGTTCGAGTAGGTCTAATTGTCCTAATAGCGTATCCGATTGACCTAAGAAAACCAACTATTCCCCCAACATGAGCTCCGTCATCATTGAGAGTTGGTATAGCGCTGAAACATCTTATGAATGTATTCAAGCCATCTATAATCAATACCTTATCGTCAGGTCCTTCCGAATCCAACTCACCGCCTTTTTTCTTTATTTCTTCAAGTATAGATAAATACTTTGAGTTACTCACCTAACACCTCATCTGTAATCTCAACATCATCAATACCGATTTCAGCTTTGTTGTATTTAAGGATTATCTTATCACATATCAACTGATAACAATAATCTTTAAACTCTTCATCTTCCAGCTTCTCAGCCCAATCCTTAGATTGAAACTTAATCTCTTCACCATTGTGGTCTTTCATAGTATACCATGCACCACCAACTTTAGCGAGATTATGTTCTTTGAGAACCTGTAACCAACTACCCTCATCGTCAATACCACTTTCGAAATAGAGAGGGAACTCCGCTTTTCTCAACGGAGGACCCAATCTATTCTTTATCACCTGTGCGAGAATAGTCATTCCGATGACATTTTTCTTACTATCTTTTATCTGACCTTTGTTCTTTAGTCTGATACGAGTAGAAGAGTGAAAAGGTAATGCTTTACCACCACTTGTTGTCCAAGGGTCTCCAAACATTACACCAAGCTTTTGTCTTAACTGATTTGTAAATACCAAAGCGATTCTTTGTCTACCAATCATCTGAGTAATCTTTCTCATAGCTTTAGATATTACAATAGCCTTTGATGTAGCCCAACCATCTTTATCATAGTCGGCATTTAACTCAACCTTTGTTGTAGCAGCAGCTAATGAATCAACTAAGATGGTTACTAACCTATCCTTATCTGATTCTCTTACCTTTGTTACAATCTCTTCGATAGCTTCGAATATATCCTCTACGGTTTCTAAGTGAAGATACAACATCTTATTTATATCCACACCTATCACACCTAAGAAATCTTCACTAACAGCTGTCTCTGTATCTATATAAACAGCGACACCACCTTTTTTCTGAGTCTCTGCGAGTAGATGAGCACCGATTAGAGATTTACCACTACTTTCCAAACCATTGAGTTCTGTGATTCTACCAACTGCAATACCACCATTAGGGCGATTAGAAATAGCCAAATCCAACATAGTTGAACCTGTTGAAACAAACTCTTTTACATCTGTAGGTGTATTATCTGTACCATCTAAGAAGTAAGCAACTTTGTAATCTTTGAATTTCTTATTTAGAGAGTCGGCTAGAACCCCAGCTAAATCATCTTTAACTGACATATATTTCTCCTGTTAGATAGTGGGTGTGTCCGGCTTTTATTCCTATACTGGATGCACACACTCGGTTTTATTAGTGTTGGCTTCAACACCCACTACACTTTATTTACTTATTGAATAACTCATCAAATGCAGCACTAGCATCTTCAACCTTTGCTGATTCAGCTACTACTGACGAAACTTCAGTTTCAGTTCCTTCATCGGTTGATGCATCATCTGGATTCAACCAAGTGTTAAGAACATCTGTAAGTTCCTCATAAGATAATTCCTGATATAATTCAGTAATGTCTTTTTGGTTTTCTAAGAGATTTTCCAATTGTGCCTTATCCTCTACGATTGGAGTCTGATTAGGCTTAACACGAATGGAAGTCTTAGGAAAGGAAGCACCACTTTCTTCAGCAGTAATGAACTCTACTGAAACATCACGACCACTTACGGCATCTGTGATATCACCATAGTCAGGGTCTGCAATTACTGAAAGTAGTTCTTGATAGACAGTCTTACCAAATCCCCAAAAACGAACACCTTGTGCCTCTTCACCTCTAACGATGACGGGAGCAAAAGTTCTCATTTTGGCTTCTAACTTACGAGCCATCTGATACTCTTCTCTGTTACCGCTAGTCTTTAGCTTCTGAGCAAACTCTTCGATTGGGTCTGGACGACCAAAAGAGATTGGTGAGAGATAGGTTTTGTTATTCAAACCGAAATGAAAGAACAACTCAATAAAAGGATTATCTTTATTGTGTTTGTAAGGTAACACTCTAATGACCTGTTTTCCTGGTTGAGGTTTCCATAGGTTTGAAGTCCTATTGTTTGTTGTTTGAAGTTGATTAAGACGCTTACGAATAGAATTAATATCCATTTTTTATTCTCCTTATTAGTTAATTTGCATTTTCAAGTTACTGTTGTAACCATTTGATAATAAGTATATGGTTGTAAAACCAAATACAAATATTTTTTTACTTTTCTTTATAATTTTTTGTATCAACAATACTGTGTATCTTTGTTGGTATTCTGTTAAGTCCGTTCTCATTTGTTAGTAGTAAACTATTGTAGTAATCATCCCAAGGTATGGGAAATCTCTTATCAAGCACACCACCATTTAGTTCTCTGATAACTTCGTTAAGAGCATTGATTGTGTATAGTGTGTTGCTTTGTTTCTTTCTATGTAATGATATAGTATTTGGAATATCTTCAGGATGATTATCACCATCGTACTCAACGTTGTAGGTACAGATTAGCTGGTTGTGGTCTTTACCATTCTGAAATACATATATCTTATCGTAGAGTATATCATTACATAAAATGATTAGGTCAAGAATATCGTTTAGATTTTCTTTTTGGGTGAATGTGCAGAGTAGTTGTGTCTTCATTATTTACTCAACTTTGAATAAGGATCGAATTGTTTCCAAGCATTGAATCTAAATATATCCCTTTTCTCTTTCCACGCTAAATATTCATCATTCATTTCTTTTGCTTTCTTAGACATACCAGCAACTGATTCTGGTTCAGGATTCTCAGAATCCCATTCTTTCATCTTTTTATTTACAGTAGCTTGTTTTTTACTCATTGAACCTGGTGCTTCTTTAGCCGCTTTAATAGCATCTTTAATATCTTGCTGTCTTTTTATCTGACCTGTCTCATACTCTCTAGCTATAGATTCAATTTCAGAGTTTATATTTTCACCATCTTCTTTACTTAGAACTAATCCTGCTTCCTTTAAGTCTTTTATAAATTCAGGTTTAGATTTTATAGCACCACCACCAGCTCTAACCCCATCTCTAAATTTTTTGTAAGCATCTTCATAACTATCCATCTTTGTTTTTTCTATTTTACCAGTTTCATAATTTTTCTTCAAACCCCAAGTCTCTGGTTTATCTTTCATTGGATTTAGCCAACCATCTCTGTTGTTAGCCAACTCTACTTCTTCACCATTATCTAAAGTAACCTTTTCTGTTCTACTTGGATATCTAGCTATCTGATTATCTTTATTAACTTCGTTATAACCATAAACTAAATCATTTATAGATATTTGACTCATAGAGTCCAACATATTTTCTGTTAGGTGAATATCATTACCATTCTTTTCAAATTGAGTTTTCCAAAAAGCTCTATTTTCAGCAATTATAGAATTTTTAAATTTATCTGACTCAACTTCAGCATCATATTCAGATGGTGTTTTGTAACCATCTCTTTCTAAGTTAGCCCTAACATCTTCATCTGTTTTCTTACCTTTATACTGATTAAATCTTTCTTCCATAAACATCCAATTGGAAGCCTCATCCTTTCCACCATTTCCTAATGAAGTAATATGGTCTAATTGCGTTTCAGAGAAAGGAACTCTTTTACCTGATATTGGGCTTATACCACCTGTTTGTATGTAGGCCGTAACAACTGCTCTAAATCTAGAATCATTTACCAGGTCTTTCGGAGGATCTCCTTTTTTCATTACACTATTTCTAACTCTAGTAAACTCTTTAGAACCTAACTTATCTCTAAGAACCTCTATAAAATCATCTACATCTTCTTTGGATATCTCTCCAAATTCTTTTATTCTTCTTTCATTCTCCTTCGTCTGCTTTTCCATCCATCTCTCTCTCTTTTCAGGGGTAGATAAATCATTCAAATATTTTCTGTAATCATTTACATCGTCTGGTGATAGTCTAAATCTACCTTTTCCTGATGGTATAGAATTTTCTATGGATATAAAATCAAGTTGTTGTTCTAAGTACTGAGCCTTTCTTATTTCTCTTTCTTTTTCTCCCAACTTATCTAAATCAGACCAATAATTAATTTTTTCTTTTTGTTCACTATCCTTTGGTTTTTCTTTATCGCCCTTTTCTTTGGCTTTTTTTACTTTTTCAATATCATCTTTAGATGCGTTTTTCTTTACTATGTCTTGAGTGTTTGGATTATGTTTTTGTACTGTATAGATGTTACCACTATCTTTGTTCTTAACGATATCAGCTTCCATCAGAGTACCCAATAACTCAGCTCTAGCTTCTCTAGTCCAACCAAAGTCTTTTAGTACTCCTTCTAATGTCAATAACTTAGCATTATTCTTTACATCAGGCTTACCATCATTTGTTCGGTACGCCCACTCTACTAATATTTGATTTAAGTCTGTAATCATTCAAACTTCTCCGTAATATCTTCCATTTCGTGATAGTTCCAGCCCTTACCTACTTTAACTGGAAACTTATCATTCTGTTCAATAATACCCTTTACTTTCTGTAGGAAATCTAATCCGTCTGGTAGGTAAAAGTCAAACAAAAAAGAATCATAACTATACAGAACCAATTTACTTTTGTAATGACTTATTTGTGGTAAAAGTTCTGTTAGTATCTTCATATTGTTCTCTGTTTCCATCAACTGTATAAGATAGTTAAATACCTTATTTTTGTTCATATCAGACAGATTTTTCCTATATATTCTCTTACTATAAATATCAGATTCTATGAAATTATTCGATTTATATTGGTTCCAAACCTCATCTATATACGTCTGAACTTTAGCAAAAAATGGATTGGTTTTTATCACATCATCAGGTATGTGTCCGTATAGATACTGAAACGATAGTCCTTTAGCTTCATCGTAATCCACACCATATAGTTTAGCCATATGACTATGCACCGAACCCTTTGGAAACTGATAGTCTACAACCTCACCGATTAGTCTGAGATGATAAGCATCATAGTCCATCTCCACCAACATACCCTCTTTACCATATCTACTTATGAACTTCTTTCTACTACCATCCTTCTTGTTAAGAGCCGCAAAGTTCAAACCACCGAATCTGTTTGATGGGCGGCCTGTAGCGGTGTAAGGATTGTACTCTGAGTATACCATACCATCAGTTGTTTGTAATCCATTTGATTCTATCTTTTGTAGGTTTTCTAGTACATCTTTATTATAGATATCATACACCGATTCCGTTTCTTTCAATCCGATAACACCAGCCTTCTTCAGAACCTCTACCACATTTCTACACCATTCCAAATGTTTCATAATCGGTATAACGCAGTTTATGTTAGACTTACCATAATACTTTCTATAGAAGTATTCATGCGCATTTGTTAGTATGTCGTCTATACTCAATGGTTCGTTCTTTTCCAAGTAGTAGTTCATCTGTACATCATGTGTGTTTTTCCAATTGAAAAAATGTAGTAGCTTTTTCTTATCATATGTATAGACATTCTTTGTTGTCCAAATACTATCTATATCATGCGGTTCTAAGTTGATCGTATCGGAATGTCTGAATGGTAGGATATACTCTTTGGAGTCTTTCGACATAGTTTTCACATAGAGTAAACACAACCTAGTATCTTTTGGATGCTTGTTAAAATCACAC